GACTGGTGCTGTTGATGAAGAGTTCTGTCACAAACTAGTAGATTGGGCAGACATTATCAGAAAAACCTACTATGAAGGTGCGATTGATGATGTTATTACCACTAGAAGATTAGTTCACATTGTCAATGCATTCAGAATGTTTGACGACAAACTGAAGTCAATCACAATGTGTATTTCAAGGTTTGACGAAGAGACTAGAAATAGTATCCTCGACCTCTACTCCAAGATTGATGCTGGAGTAGACTTGAATGCAGAAAACCCAGTTGACGAAACTGAGTCTTCAGAGTATAATGACTAGTATGGGATTATTTAAGACTAAGTCAAAACCAATTGACTACAAATATGACGAGGGAGAACTTCTTAAAGAGTTCTCCACGTATATTGATACAACTTATGACCAACACTACAGTTTAAACAAATACCAGTCCACTGAATTTATAATTGACAGTGGTCATGGGGAAGGATTTTGTATCGGGAACATACTAAAGTATGCCCAAAGATACGGAAAAAAAGGTGGGAAGAATCGTGCAGATATACTTAAAGTATTACACTATGCATTATTCATGCTTCACGTTCACGACAAAGCGATAAAGGAGGCTAACAAGTGATGAAAATTAGTAATGATACGAGGAATATCTTCAAAAATTTCTCAACAATAAACCAAGGGATTAAAGTAAGTAGTGGAAACACACTTCAAACAATCTCTAATATGAAAAACATTCTTGCAGTTGCAACTGTGTCTGAGGACTTTCCTCAAGATTTCAGTATCTACAATCTGCCAGAGTTTTTAGGTGCAACCAGTTTACTGGAAGACCCCGATTTTAATTTCGGTGATGCAAGTCTAACAGTTGCAGACACAAATTCTAGTCTTGCGTATTTTTATGCAAGTGAAGGAATGGTGACTTCACCCGAAAAAATGATAACAATGCCTGATGCAGAAATCGGTATTGATATCTCTTCTACACTTCTAAACGAGTTGCAGAAAGCAGCAAGTGTTCTAGGTGTCGGAGATTTAATTCTTTCTTCAAATGGAACTACAATTAAATTGGAAGTGACTGATAAGAAGAATGCAACTTCAAACACATTCTCAAGAATCGTGGGTGAAGGAAATGGTGTTTCATACACTATGAACTTTAAGATTGAGAACCTTAAAGTATTAGATGGAAACTATGAAGTTCTAGTTTCTTCAAAAGGAATCTCACACTTTAAAAACAAAGATGTGGATTTAGAATACTTTATTGCATTGGAGCCTGATTCAAAATACAATGTTTAACCTATATAATAGAGTAAGTATTGCAATAGTCTCTGCAATGCATACGGGACATAAGACATCTCATCAATCTTCAAGGGTTCTTATGACAGTTAATTCGGAGGGGTTTTAACTTCTTATGATGAATGAATTTTTATTTGTAGAAAAGTATCGTCCTCAAACAATTGAGGACACGATACTACCCGAGGGTATTAAGAATACTTTTAGAGAATTTGTAAAACAGGGAGAGATACCAAATCTCATGTTATGTGGTTCTGCTGGTGTTGGTAAAACAACAATTGCAAAAGCACTATGCAACGAACTGGGTGCAGACTTTATAGTAATCAATGGGTCAGACGAAGGTCGTTTGATTGATACCTTAAGAACTAAAATTAAAAACTTTGCATCTACAGTTTCACTTAGTGGTGGGTCAAAGGTTGTTATCCTTGATGAAGCAGATTACATTTCTGCAGACTCAGTTCAACCTGCCTTGAGAAACTTCATAGAGGAGTTCTCTTCGAACTGTAGATTTATCTTTACTTGTAATTACAAGAATAGAATTATTAAACCACTACATTCAAGAACAACAGTCATAGACTTCAAACTAACACCCAGTGATAAACAACAACTTGCTGGAATATTCCTTTCAAGACTTAAACAAATTTGTGATAACGAAAGTATTAAGTATGACGAAAAGGTTTTGGTTGAACTTATATTAAAGTTCTTCCCCGATTTCAGAAGGTGTATCAACGAGGTTCAAAGATATGGAGTCAGTGGTGTAATAGACACTGGTCTTATTGCAACACTAGCCGAAGAGAAACTAACACCACTTATTGATATGATGAAGGATAAGAACTGGACTTCTATGAGGAAGTGGGTTGCACAAAATAGTGATAATGATTTTGATACTTTGTTTAGAAAAGTCTTTAATACACTTGAACAAAGACTAGAACCTTCTAGTATTCCAGCAAGTGTTTTGATTATTGCAGACTATCAATACAAGTCTGCTTTTGCAATGGATAGTGAAATCAATTTCGTTGCATGTCTTACCGAGATTATGTCTGAGTGTAAGTTCAAGTGATTGAACTATTAGTGTGGAGTCTAATAGTAATTACATGGTTGTCAGTAGGACTTCATGTAGTAAAAGAGTTTGTGAGAAATCACATAGGAGAATAAAATGAGTAAAATAGAACCAATGATGAAAAAACCAAGTTTATTTAGAAGAACTGTTATGAGTTTTGTAAATGGTTGGAGAAGAGTAATGGACGTGAGATACAATCCACTATCACTGATTCCCGACCCGAGTTTACAGACATACTTTATGTTAGTCTTGTTCACTGTATGGAGTGTGTTCTTTGGATTCTTAGCTGCAAACTATCTAGGAATGTTTAACTACAATACAGTTATAAGTATCTTTATCCATGTAGGTATTTTATTACCAATGGCATTCACTAATGCAATCTTTATAGATGCAGAGAGAGACGGACACAAATGGTTAAAAGAATGGAAAGATGAACAAAACAGATATACTATTGTTGCAAACAGACTCAAAACTAAAAACCTAGTTATGTGGAATCCAAACAAAGAGGCATAATGGGAAAGTTAAGACAATGGTTTTTTAGATGGTTAGACAATCAAGTCGAAAAATCATTACAACGAAGTGCAGATAAACAGTTTAAAAAGGGGAGAGAAAATGACACAATATGATGAGAGAGTCGAAAAACAAAGACTTAAAATAGAAGCAGAAGCATGGTCAAAGGGTGTTAAATCTGCACATGCACATTCACTGAATTCAATGTGGTATGATACAAGACCACAAGACACTGAAAATGGAAGAGGTGTCTTAGATATTCAATACAATGACGAAACAGTTAAAAGAACTTTAGACAACGGAGAAATCTATATCTTTGGAACTCCATTGAAAGGACAAGCCTTAATTGATTCTTATATAAGAAGCACTTAATGTCTAAAAGAAATCCATTCGATTTTGTAAAATCGGTCTCTTCCGATAAAACTGATATCATGGTTGATGATATCGAAGAGAAATCATATCAACCATTCTTAATAAACAAAGCATTATCTTATCACCAAGATTCTGTTTTTCTTACTAACGAAATGAACATTAGACATGGTGTAGACAATCGTCTTCAATATGTCTTTTTCCTAAATACTCTTAGGAAACGTCAAAGGTTCTCCAAGTGGAGTAAACCTTACGTTAGTAAAAAACTCGATATAATTAAAGATTATTATCAGATATCAACAAAAGAAGCAAAAGAATATGCAACTTTACTATCTGAAAAACAATATCGTGAATTGAAAAACAGTATGAAAACTGGTGGTAGAGATAATGGATAACCAAGAAGAAATAGTAAAAGGCCTAGTAGAGGTCACATTCCCCGAAAAAGACGATTTTTTAAAAATTAGAGAAACACTTTCTAGAATAGGTGTCGCATCAAGAAAGGATAAGGAATTATTTCAGTCTTGTCATATTCTACACAAACGTGGTAAGTATTATATCACACATTTCAAAGAGTTATTCAAACTCGATGGTAAACCTTCTAATCTTGATGAGTCAGATATTGCACGAAGAAACACTATAGTGTCACTTTTAGAACAATGGAAACTAGTATCTGTAGTCAATAAGACACAAATTGAAGACCCAAAAGCACCCCTAAGTCAGATAAAAATTATACCATTTAGAGAGAAATCCGAATGGAAATTGACAACAAAATACTCAATCGGTTCCCAAAATTCCTAAATACAACTGTTATAAATAAATGACAAATGGAGGAAACTATGTTATCAAGCATAATAGACTTTATTATGGGGATTTGGAACTTACTTATGGTAATTCCAGTCGTTATATCTATTTGTAGTGTTATTGTCGCTTTGACACCAACACCCGCAGATGATAAGATATGGGCAAAGGTATACAAATACCTAGAAGTTCTTGCACTAGTAATAGGTAAAGCCAAGAATAAAAATCCATTGTTAGAAAAATAAACTGAGGAAATGTAATGGAAATCATAATTGGAATAATAGCTGTTGTAGGTATTGTTTACTTTATTCAAAATAAGAAGGATAAAGGTTCAAGTGTGTCAAAACCGATACCAGCACCTAAACCTAAAACACCAAGTGTTGCAGAATTAAAGAAACTTACTAAAAATCAACTCTTAGAAATGGCAGATAAGAAGAGTCTTAAAGTCAAGAAGAGTGGTTCTAAAGCAGATGTTATAAGTGAATTACGAAAACAGTTATAAACTGAACGTAATAACAAAAAGGGTGCTTTGCACCCTTTTTTATTGTCTATAGACAATTCAAAGTATAAATAAAGGTATGGATATATTTGGTTTGATAAGTGACGTGGGAGCTCCGATTGCTGGAAGTCTAGTGATGGGTTTCTTTATTTTTACAGTTATCAAACAAATACTCGAAGGTGTCGTTGATTCTATCAAGACCCTTACCATGTTTTGTAAGAGTTTAGAGAATCGTGCAAGAACAATGTCTAACGAAATGATTAAGATAGACATGTTAGTGTCAAGTGCCTTAGAACTCAGACCCGATATAGAGAGAATTGCACGTGCAGAGAACTTTATAGAAGACGGGAAACTAGACGTGAGAAGGGACTAGTGGAAAATATTGCACAACTTATTTCTGATTATGGATTTCCAATCGTAATGATGGTTGGACTTGGATATTTCGTATATTATGTTTGGTGGTTTGTGGGTGAAAAATTGGAACCCGAAATCGAAAAACAACACTTTGCATTGATTAAAGTGATTGACCAAGTGCGAATGTTAGACCAAGACTTGATTCGTCTACAACAAAAAGTAGACGTAGTTCTCGAATACAAAGAGAACCAAAAAAAGAGAGGAAACATGACAGATGATAAAACCGACAATAGTAATAATTAGTATTTGTTTTGCACTTAGTGTAAGTGCAGATGAAATAGTTCACAAATTCAAAAGTCCTTCATTCAGTGGAATAGGACAATCATCACACTATCTTACAATTGAGAATCAAGAAAAATCAAGACGTGACAAGATAGCACAAGACATAGAAGATAGAATTGCAAAAGCAGAAAGGGAAGCACAAAATACTACCCTTGCAAAATTTTTAAGGAACGTAGAGAGCAGAATTTATGCTCAGATAGCAAAACAGTTAGTAGAAAATATGTTCTCTAACGGAGAAGCTGCATCATATGGTGTCTTCTCTATTGAAGGTAATACAGTCACATACGAAAAATTGGTTGGTGAAGATGGTGCAGAATTTATTAGGTTAACCATTGTAGCAGAAGACGGAACGACAACAACTTTAGATATACCAGTTGGAACAGGAAGTTTCTAAATGAAAAATGTAGGATTAGTAGGACTAATTATGGTCTTGCTCACTAGTGGGTGTGCAAGCATTCCGTCTATGCAAGACACTTGTGATTCTACAGTTATGCAGAGAGTAGGTTCATGCATTGAAGATGCAGAGGTTGTGAAGATACCAACCTATCAAGAACTTTCAAACTTACCAGCTGCAGAGACAATGCCTATTGTTGCAGTGTATGGTTTTTTAGATAAGACAGGACAAAGGAAGAGAATGGACGGAGTTGCATCATTCTCAACTGCAGTGACCCAAGGTGCAGAAGCATTCTTGATTGATGCACTTAAGACTGCTGGAAAAGGTAAATGGTTTAGAGTAGTAGAGAGAACAAATTTAGATGCACTTGTAAGAGAGAGACAAATCATACGAAGTGCAAGAGAAGACTTTGCAAATCAAGAAGGTAATGAAGATTCCCCAACAGGAATTCAACCTCTTTTATTTGCTGGCATCCTTCTTGACGGAGGGATAGTTGGTTATGACACTAACATTGAAAGTGGTGGACGAGGTGCAAGAACATTAGGCATCGGTGCATCAAACTCCTATAGGAGAGATGTGGTGACTGTAAGTTTGAGAGGAATTTCAACACTTACTGGTGAAATATTATTAAACGTCCAAACTAAGAAGACGATTCTTAGCACGGGTGGTGGGTATGATGTATTCAAGTTCGTGGATATGGATACTCAACTAGTGGAAGTAGAAGATGGTGTAGCACAAAACGAAGGAGTCACAAAAGCGACTCGTTCTGCAATTGAACTTGCCGTCTTAGAATTAATATACCAAGGACACGATAGAGGTTTTTGGGAAATAAAAAGTGGACATCGTCACCCTCATGGAACTCATGGGAGAAACGAACTTCACAATATAGAGGAAAAACAAAATGAAGAATAAACTTCTTTTATTATGTTTATCATTAGGGTTAACTGGTTTCGTATCTGCTGGTGCAGATGATAACGAGATTTGGATACAACAGACAGGTGACAATTTAATATTGAACTTCACTCAGAGGGGATATGGAAACAAAGTCGGTTTAGATGATTTCTCAGGAACATCTGCTGATATGATTATCACTGGTGCATCTAACAGTTTAACATTATTACAAGACGGAGATAACAACAAGTTGTTCGGGCCTTTTCTTGCAGATAGTTCAACAGTAAATTTAACTTTTACTGGTGACTCTAACTCAATGGATTGGAACGTAGGATATGTTGGTAGTGCAGATAACTTAAACATGTTAGGAACTGTGACAGGTGATTCAAATACATTCGATATTGATGTCGGATATGATGCATCTGCAGAATACCTTAACTGGGATTTAGTGTTAACTGGAGATTCAAACGTATTCACTACTAAAATAGATAGTGATAATGCAGTTTGGAACTGGACTATTACTGGAGATTCAAATGATATTAACACTAACCAATCAGATGCAACTGATAACAAAATCACTGCAATCTTAACTGGTGGTTCAAATGATATAGATATCATTCAGAAAAGTGGAACTACAGGTTGTCCAAGTGGTCAGTCATGTAGTGGTATTATTGATGTATCTTTCGTGACTTCTAATGCAAATATTGATATCGTTCAGAAAGATTCTGGCGAGTAGTCTTTTACTTATTGGTTCAGTTTCAGCTGAACCGATAGGTGAGATTATAGAATATAAGGGTTCAGCAGGACTTCAGAGAGACGGAGAGTCTTCTGTTGTCAGTGCAAATACTGAACCTGATGTGTTGATGTATGATACAGCACAAACTCAGAATGGGAGAATGAAGATTGAGTTCAAAGGTGAAGAACGACTGGACTTAACAGAACACTCCAAGGTTTGGATTGACGAGGTATATTACGACCCCGACCCTTCTAAATCCAAAATGGCCATACGAATGGCACAAGGCACCGCTAGATTTGCTTCAGGATTCGGTGGGAAGATAAAGAAAAGTAATATTAAAGTATCGACACCTACAGCACAAATTGCTGTGGTTGGAACCGACTTCACTACAAGTATTGATGAAATCGGAAGGTCACTTGTTATACTTTTGCCTGATAAATTTGGAAATCCTTCGGGAAAAATTATTGTGAGTAATGCTGGTGGAAGTGTCACATTGGAAGAGGCTTATCAAGCAACTATGGTATCCACTTTTGACGATTCACCTACTAAACCAGTGACAGTGAATGGAGTTGATGCAAGTATGATTGACAATATGTTTATTGTGAATCCACCCGAAGAGGTGCAAGAACAAGTTGCAGAAGAATCGTCTAACAACGAAAATGATAGTAGCAACATTCTAGACGTGGACTTTTTAGAGTTCAATGATTTAGAAGAAGATTACTTTGAAGACGATGAGTTGGAATATACAGAACTCGACAGAGACTTATTAGATGTCGATTTCTTACAAGATTTACTAGATGTAGTTTTGGAGATTGACCGAAAGGTTGGTATCGATGCAGAAAGAAAGGCAGACCCTTTCGGAGTTGCAAGAATAGAAGGAACTGCATTTGGGTTTGATAAGGACTCTCAATACAATACAATTGTTGACAAGGGTCTTGGTCAAATTTGGTTCTACAGGGAAGTTCAAGGAGTTATCTCCATTAAAATCCCAATCTATGCACAAGCAACGATTAGAACCACTACAGACGAAAAAGGTTCACTAATAAAGGTGGGTGATGGTTCGTCTATAAATATTACCATTACACAAACAAACTAGGAGAAATATATGAATAGTATGTTAGAAAAACTTCGTAATTGGCATGAATTTCAGTTAACTGGATTTCAAGATGCTATGAGACTGGACGATTACCACATGTTGTGGTTATCATTTGGAAAAGGAGTAGTATTTACAATATTATTTTTATGGATTATCTAATGAAAAAAAGTTTATTATTAATTTTATTGACACCTCTAACATGGGCTGGGGATAACCACGTCCATGTTGAGCAAGTATCCAGTGGAGACGTTGAACTTAATATAACACAACAAGGTTATGATAATGAAATTAAGTTTTCTTTTGCACATAGTGGAAACACATTCAATCTATTGCAAACAGGAAATGGAAACTCTATATCTTGGGTCTCTTACTGGGGGCCAGGAAAGTCATGGGGTGGTGACGTAGACGGAACTAACAATACTGAAAACGTAGAACAAAGTGGTGGTGCAACTTATGGTAGACACATATGGGGCAATAGTAATACAGTAGATGTATATCAAAACGGAAGTCATACACATAACATAGACGTTCACTCAAATTCAGTAGACCACGAAATACACCAGTCGGGTAGTGGTTCACATTATGCACACACTTACTTCTATGGAAGTGCAACTGGGTCAGATTCCAGTATCATGCAGAAGGGTTCGGGAAATCATAATGCACAAATTACACTACAAGGAAACTATCCAACAATATTGAATCTTTTACAAGAAGGTTCAACAAACAAATCATATACACTAACTCAGAATTGTCAAACGACTACGGGTTGTTCAGTATCAGTCACACAACAATGAAATCAGAATGTCCACCCGAGTTTTATGAATGTCTAACTGAAGAAGAGTATGACGACATATTAGACCTCTTCGAAGAAAACGATATGGTTATGCCTGAATCTTTGGGTGACGTAGAAGCCGCAGGTGATTTTGTTTGGCAAGTTCTCTTCCTCACACCAATAGAACTTATTTACATAGGTTTCACTATGACTGTTCTTGCAACTTACGGACTTTCTATTTACTATATCTATAAACGAATACAAAAGAAATTCTCATAATGTATAGTTGGAAAACAGTCCTAATCACCATTGGTGTATTTGTAGGACTTAAAATTTGGTCTCCTTACTTAGTAGAGAATATTAAGTGGTCTTACTTTGACGTTCTTCATCAGAGTCAGGAGAAAGTTCAGGTTGATGACATTGTCTTAGTAGACATAGACGAAAAATCACTTGAAGTGTTCGGACAGTATCCGATAAAACGTAGTATCTATAGGGATATCTTACTTGACACTCATTACACTAACACACATGTTTTTACTCAACTCTTTAATCAACCCGACCGCAGCTCAGGAGAGGACGAAATCTTTGCAGAAGGATTGGTCAATAGATTAACAATTCTATCAGCTGCACCGACCATACAAAAAGACACTGGTTCTGCACCCTTCGTAGGAAACTCTACCTTTGGTGGTGGAAGTGCAACAGACCACCTATGGAACTTCTCAGGAATTTCAAGTCCTATCAGGATACTTCAGGACAATACTTACGGAGTTGGGGTCACTGTTGCAACACCTAGTGTTAGTGGAACACCAAACTTTGACGGGACAACTAGGTCTATCCCTTTAATAATAACTGCAAATGAACAGGTATATCCGTCTCTTGCACTAGAAACACTTCGTGCATTTAAAAACGAACCTTCGTATCAAACTAAAATTACAGAAGTTGGAGTAGAGTGGGTAAGAATGGGTAGAGACAAACCTATCACCACCACTCCAACGAGTGACGTTATGGTGTCCTATTGGAACGAATTCCAACGGGTTTCTGCAGTAGACTTACCTAATCTAAATCTTACTAATAAAATTCTGATATGGGGTTTGACTGCAGAGGGATTGAATAATCCAGTTTCAACTCCAGTGGGTATATTGTATCCTCACGAAGTTCAAGCAAACCATATCCAAACCTCTTTGTCAGGAGTTCAAATACAACAATCCTACTATCTTGAACTACTCGAAGTTGTTCTTCTGTTGACAGTTCTCGTATTGATACTTCTGATGGTTTACAAACTGCCCACAGTTCTTTCGGGGGTAATGAGTCTAGGACTTGTTGGACTTCAGGTGGGTGGGAGTTATTATATTTGGACTTCAGAGCTCGTTCTTTTCGATACCTTCTTTTCATCGGTTGCCTCCTTAATTGTTTTTGGTCATGCATCTTTCAATCAATACTATACGACCTACAAACTCAAAGAAGAAATCAAGAAGCAGTTCCAAAAGTATTTATCTCCCGACATGGTTGACCAACTTGCAGAAAACCCCGATTTACTCAAATTAGGTGGAGATAGAAAAGAACTTACATTCATGTTCATGGACATATGTGGATTCACCCCCATAAGCGAACACTACATGAAACAAGACGACCCCGAGGGATTAGTGGAACTCATTAACAAATTTCTTGACATGCAAACAAAAATAATACTAAATAATAATGGAACTATCGACAAATATATGGGCGACTGTATTATGAGTTTTTGGAATGCACCTTTAGATTGTCCCGACCACGCCGAGATGGCAGTCAAGTCTGCAATAGAAATTTTAGAAGCAACCAAGGAACTCAATGAAGAACTCAAACCGCTTAATCTTCCACCCATTAACGTGGGTATTGGGATTAACACTGGCGAGTGCATCGTTGGAAACATGGGGAGCGAACTTAGATTTGACTATTCCGTCATTGGAGATGCCGTCAACCTTGGTGCTAGACTCGAAGGACAAACGAGAAATTATGATGGGGTGGACGTGTTGTTGGGACAAGAAACATATCTCCAGTGTCCAAACAGAACATTCACTAGAGTCGACTCTATTACAGTTAAAGGAAAATCAGAACCAGTCGTGGTTTACACTATCTGAACCAGTTAGTAGTTTTCAGTGGACTACATTTATAACACTTCAACTTCTTGATATGTATTCCACATATCGTGGTCTTCAATATGATTGTGTTCAAGAAACAAATCCTCTTTTTGGGGAAAGGCCATCAGTGTCAAAAATGTTTTTTGTTAAAGCATCTGTTCTCTATCCAATAATGACTACTGAAATGCAACAACCAGTAATGAATCGACAAGACATGAGAGATGTCAATACTCTTATGACTATAGTAGTATTAAATAATAGGCATGTCGAAAACAAATCAAAAAGATGCAATAAATTGTAAAACCCCCTTGAAATTTTAGAAAAAGTCCTTATAATAGTAGTATGGTGTTATAAATACCATTGTAAGAGAACTTAAAAAGAGCTCGGATTTGGAACTTGGATTGGGCAACGCCGACATCAAGTGACCCCATTTCTTCAAAAGAGCTCGGTTCTCGAACATTAATGCAATGCTCATTAGAGGTTGCACATTATAAACTTGCTTAATAAAGGAGAAAACTATGACTATCTATGACGATGTCTTCGGGAAATCATTCCCATTCGCAATCGGGTTCGACAGAACTCTACAACTATTAGAACGTGCTGATACACATTCTAGTTCAAACTATCCACCTTACAACATTGTAAAAATCGATGAGGAAAATTTCCAAATTGAAATGGCAGTTGCTGGGTTTGATAAGAAAGAGGTTTCTATCTCTAAAGAGAAAGAGAAACTAATTATCGAGGGAGAACAGGATACTGAATCAAAAGAGTATGTCCACCAAGGACTTGCTTCTCGTTCATTCAAAAGGTCATTCACACTTGCAGACGATATAATCGTTAAGGGTGCAGATATGAAGAATGGTATTTTGGTTGTAAGTTTAGAGAGAATTGTGCCTGAGGAAGACAAACCTCAAGAAATCAAAATTTCTTAAAAACCCCCTTACAGATACACCTGTTATATAGTATAATGGGTGTATCTTTTTATATTATGGAGAAAAATATGTTAAACGTAGGAGATAGAATACCCCAAGTAATTCTACCAATAAGAGTAGACGGAGATTTTAAACACTTAGAAACAAACGAACAGTTTGCTGGAAAAAGAGTAATAATCTTTGCATTGCCTGGAGCATTCACCCCAACATGTTCATCATTCCAATTGCCTGGCTTTGAAACTCAGTTTTCACAATTCCAAGAAAAGGGTATTGATGAGATATATTGTTTGTCAGTAAATGATTCATTTGTAATGAATGCATGGTTTGATGGACAGGGGATTCAAAATGTTAGACCATTACCCGATGGAAACGGAGAGTTTACAGAAGGTATGGGTGCAAGTGTGCAAAAAGCAAACGTAGGATTTGGTATTAGGTCTTGGAGATATGCAATTGTTGTAAATGACAATGTTATTGAAAATGTCTTTGCAGAAGAAGGATTCGGTGACAATGTCGATTCAGACCCTTATGAAATATCATCACCCGAAAATGTCCTTGCAAACATCTAAACTTTATCAAGTCTTAAAAGACAATGCAAATGAGAAGAGATTACCTATTATTGATGGTAGTCTCTTTGATGCATTAACTGAAGAACATGGGAGAGAATACTTCCGTGAGGTTCTTGCAGAATATATAGAAACCGAAAGACCCGAGTTTCCTCTAAAACAAATCTCTCATGAAGATATGAGAAACACCTTTATTAAACTTTTAGAATATCCTGTTTGGAAGTTTATATACCCACACGAAAATTTAGAACAAGAAGTCGTAGAAAAATATGACGACTACAAATATCCCTATTCAGAATGGGGACATGGAATGGTCAATGCACCTTCCACATTTAATGATGCAAGTGATTACTTTATGCAAGATTTAAGATTGTCTTGTGATTCATATGGACATAGAGCACCAATAAATGCATTCAGAGAATCAACTGCAAAAGAATTAAAATCACCTCTCGGTGCAATATGGAGAGGTGTCAATGATATCACAAAGGAAGTGTCAAAAGACGTAGACGGAAACGAAGTTATAAAACTTGTTGGTGGTTCATTGAAAGAAGATACTTACAGAATGGCATTCAGACTAGGAGCCTATATTGCAACACAATTCAAACCAGTGGTTGCAAAGTGTTTTTATGAAATGACTGATGCAAGAACTGTATTGGATACAAGTTGTGGTTGGGGAGATAGACTATGTGGATTCTTTGCAAGTAAAAAAACTACAGTGTATATTGGTTGTGACCCAAACCCAAACACATTTGAAAGATATAAGAAACAATGTATAGAATATGAAAAGATTCTTACAGGTCATGCACCAAAGATTACAGAAACCAAAGACAAGTTTATGTCAGTTGGTGAGAAGAGAGTTGTAATCTATAGAAGTGGTGCAGAGGATATTCCTTATGAAAAATTCCCACCAATAGATTGTGCATTTACTTCACCACCATATTTCTCAACAGAGACATACAACAAAGGTGGAGAACACGAAGAAGACCAATCATGGAGTAAGTTCTCAGAATATGAATCATGGAGAGACGATTTCTTTATTCCAGTTTCTAGAAAATCATTTGAAGTGTTATCAGATAACGGACACTTATTGATTAACATTATGAATCCAAAAATAAAAGGTAAAATGTTTCCTTCATGTGACGAAGTTGTAGACGATTTAAGACCACACTTCAAAGGTCAGATAGGAATGAGAATCATGCAAAGGCCTCAATCTTCTACTGCATTCTTAGAGAAGTGGTCAGACGTAAAAGGTGATAGTGACGACAACCAAGTATCAGATAAAGAAGGAATTGATAGAACTGCAATGCAAGACTTTATGAAAAAACTATACATGGAAAATGTATGGTGGTTTGCAAAAGAAGATAAAGATTTATTCCTACCTAACAAACACAATTCATTGGAGAGTTTCTTTGGGTAATACACCATTATTTGACGAAGGTGTTTATTGTGTTGTTGACAATAACAAATTAAACATGTCAGGCATTCAACTTACTAAAGGAATGTGGGAAGGACTCATATACACATATGGTAAAGTAGAGTTTGTAGAAGGTAAGAAACACTTAAACTTTCAAAGGAATCTTATCAAAGTTCCCGACAATCATGACTTTGAAGAACTCCTAAATAATACCGAACTTAATAACCTTATGGGTGACATATTGGTTGAATTAATAGAAGAACAAGCGAGGAAAGAGAATGAACAAAGAGATATTGAAAGAACAGATTAAGAGACATGAGGGAGAAGTCCTCGAAATTTACGAAGACTCATTAGGATACTTAACTTTTGGAGTTGGTCACTTGATTAAAGATAGTGATGATGAATATGGATTACCAGTTGGAACACCAGTCTCACAAGAAAGAGTAGATGATGTTTATGAATATGATTTTGATAAACACGTAGAAGAAACCATTCATGTATTTGAATCAAAAGGTGGAGAAGATTTCTATGCACTACCCGAAGACATTCAACACGTTTTAGTCAACATGACATTCAACTTAGGTGGAACAAGATTCAGTAAGTTTAATAACATGTGGAAAGGTGTTGTTTCATGTGACTGGGAAAAGGTTGCAGTTGAAATGGAAGATTCTAAATGGTTCGGACAGGTAGGAAGACGAAGTG